CGCCATACAGCAAATCGTACAATGCTGCTTCAACGCAGTCAACGATATCTTGTTTAAAAATATCTGGATCAAAACTAGGATCAGCTACAAAAGCTGGATTATTAATAGTCAACCATCCAAGTGTTTCATCAGCTATAAAGTCTGTATTTTCTACAGTTAAGTTGAGCGCATCAATGTAACCAGAAGAAGTACCTGATGGTGGTGTGTAATCACTTACTTGTCTAGTACTGATTCCATAAGTTAACAAATCAATTACAACTTGGAATCGATTAGAAATTTCTGATAAAATAGCTGGGTCATTAATAACTGGAAAGTTTGTTTCGATATATGTAACGGCATCAGATTGATATGTTGCTTTTCCAGATAGTATAGCTGTTCTAGCTGTTTTTAATGCACTAGCTGCAGAAGTGAAACTTGGAAGCATTGCTATTGGTGCAGTTGTATAGTCTTCTATTATACTTTTTAAAATTGTAATATTTGTATCGGTTGATGATACAACAACGCCACCGTTTAGTAATGTTTCGTTTCGATATTGTTTTACACTTTGTTGATAAACTGTAGCAGGACTATCACTATTAACAATTGAAACAATTAGAGTCTTGATATAATCTAATAAATCTAAGAATGGAGCAACTTCATAACCTGCAATTAGTTGTTGTAAACCATCCCAGTATCTAAGTCCTGCCCATACGGTTTGACTTTGTCCACCGTACATAAAATCATAAATTAATGCCCAAGAGATATATTGGATATCTCGTTTACAAATAACTCTGTCGTAGGATAAGTTTGGATATTCAGCTCCAAGATAAGCAACTGTTTCAGCTTGTAAGAAATCGATGTTTGCTAACATTAAATCTCTCGCGCTTTCTTGTCCTTGTAACGTATCTGGTTGACTTGTGAATACAGGAGTTGGAATTTCATCGCCAGAAATTATATTAATAATTGCATTAATGTTTTGCTGTATTGACGATAATGCAGCTGGAATTGTACTAACTTGTGGTAATGCTTGAATATTTTCTTGTAGATCAATTAATATTGCTGTTAATTGTGTTACGCTAACATCAGTATTTGAATAAGGAAATAATATACCTACAAAAATACTTTGAAGGTTTGTTTGTAAAACAAGATCGTAACATAGAGCATCAATAACTTGACCAATATAAACGCTAAGAGCTGTGTTGTCATAAGAGAAATTTAAAATTTCATCTCTTGCATATTTGATAGCTTCGATAGTTTGACTTAACTGTGTTCCTAAAACTTTCTCACCGGTTCCATTGAAATAGAAAGTTGCAGCTCGATTACTGTTAAAGTTTGTATTTAGAACAATATCATAACCAACAGCATCTAGGATGTAGCCAACATCTCGTTGACATTTAGCTTTATCATATGTAAATGTATTAACGTATTTTTCGTTAATATAAGCAATAGTTTCTGCTTGAATGAATTCTTTGTTTAACTGTAATAAGTCAAAACCATCTTGGTAACCAGTTACTGCTGTATTACCGTCTTGTAATGTAACATTGGTAATGGTACTAAATGTTTGATCAGGCCCAATAGTATAGCTCAATTTTTGACGATAAGGTCCAGGTTCTTGATTAGCTAGAGCAATGATATTCTCTGCTGCAAGAGCCGCAGCACCAATTGACTTATAAGCATACTGCCAGAAGCGTCCTTCCTTACCAATTGGAGTTTTTTGCTGTAAGTCATCGCCAGTTGCTTGACTAACATATAAATTTACAGCACTTGAGAAAACTTGGTTATCAACATAGAATTTTGTAGCAGCTTGTAAATCGCTTGCACCGTTAGGAGTACCATAACCTTCTAAAGGCGCTGGATGGTCTGATAGTGTCAACTTGCCTGTCATTGTGTCTCCCTTACGAGAAACTAGGAATTTACGTTGAACTGCTTCAGTTGAAAGATAATTGCCTGTTAGATCTGGATCATAATCGGCATCAAGATAATTTGGAAAATCTGGTTCTGCTCGAGGCTTTAATGCTCCTGAAACTGTATTTCCTGTGCTGACTTTTAAGAAGTTATTGTTTGCATAGTTTACAGTAACAGGCATCTGGTTTAGAGTTGTCTGTGCTGTAGGATGCGTTGCATTCCATGAGCTAACGATGGAAGCACTAGGATCTGCCATTCGAACAATACTAAGTCCGTTAGCATTTAAATGGTTAGCAAGTCTAGGATCTAAGTCGCCCGATAAACCTGTTTGGTCAACAGTAAAGACAATGTTTGCATCATCGTCTGTGTTAATACTAATAGCACCTTCTGCTACAATATTTCTAGCTGTTAATTTTTCACCAGCGTTGTCGGTAACGATAATTTGATTTGGGTCGTAGGTTTTAGGAGTATCGCTTAAATCTGTAAAATTGATTGCGCCATCTACACCAAATACAGCGTACAGCTCTGTAAAGTTTTCGTTTACTTTTCTAAACGATTCGCGAATACTGTCACCAGTACCGTCGTTACCCTGTACACCGATATCAATAATTTGTTTTGACATTTATTTTATACTCCGAAACTTGACCCGCAACCGCAAGTAGTAGTTGCGTTAGGATTCTTTATTGTAAATTGAGAGCCCATTAGCTCTTCTTTATAATCTATTTCTGCACCTTGCAGATACTGCATACTCATGCTGTCTACTAGCACTTTAAACTCGTCCAAAGGGATTTCAAAATCGTCTTCGTTTACTTCTTCATCAAACGTAAAACCATAGCTAAAACCGCTGCATCCGCCGCCTTGTACAAAAGTACGCAGAGCTAGTTTAGGATTGCCTTCTTCATAGAGTAAATCCTTAATTTTTTCTTTTGCTGACTGGGAAATAGTAATCATGATTGCCCTCGATATGGTATTTATCAAAAGGATTTTATAACCTTAATGTAAATACAATTATGTACTTAGGACAAGAATACGCACAACAATGCCATTATCGCAAGAGCAAGTATGGTACTATGCATGCCTATATGCGTAAAAAAACTGTGCTGATATTTCAGTGCGATTGTTGCAGCGGCATGTTTAAGCGCGACAAGGGCAACATGGATCCTAAACGCTTAAACAATAACGTCTATCATGTTTGCGGTGACTGCGATGCTAAAAAGTTTGCCCAGAGTAAAGGCGTAGAAGCGAGAAAAGTTTGGGATATGCCTGTCAGTAGTCTTAAGACGATAGACCAACTCTAGAACTAATAACGTTCCAGTTAACGATTTTCCACTGATTGTTTAGGTAACCCTTTTTATCAGCTTGATAATCTAATGCCCAGGCATGTTCCCACCAGTCAATTAAGAATACAATATCCATCTTAATTTCGTGATTTTTAATGGTTTTAATTTCACCATTACGAGCTAGATACACCCAGCCGCTGCCTTGAATAGACATAGCAGTTTTTTCAAATTCTTTCTTAAAATTATCAAAGTCTTTAAAATGTTTAGCAATAAACTCGCCCGCAGACCCATCTGGCTTGTTAGTGCCTTTTGGTGCTTGAAATTGTGTAAAATATAAGTCATGCAAGAATGCGCCAGCTTCGTTAAAATCTGGATCGCCTTCACCTGAATTATATCGATCTACATAGGCTTTGTAAAGTTTACCGTAATGATAGTCCAGCGACTGTTTACTTAGGCTACGCCCGAGTTCAGTTTTTCCGTAAGGTAGCGGAGTTTGCGTTAAGGTCTTAGTTGTTTTGCCTTCGTTTAAAACATATTTGATAAAATTATACATGGTTTAATATTTACCTATAAATATTCAGTCAAGTGGTCAACAGGGCATCCAAGGATCCTCAAGCTACTTTTTTCCCTGTTTCTGGGTAGCACAGCCAACGTGAGCACGAGGTAAATTGGCACTTGTCACTATATTTTTATATCTACGTATTCTTCACGATACTTGTCAAAGTGACTATCGTATAATCCCAAATTTCTTATTTTTATTTTAAGCAATTGATATTGTTCGTCTGTCATATCTCCCCAGGCTCTATGATTTATAGATACCCAGGCTTGATGGGGTATTTTTCCTATGCTGTCGATGAACTTAGCAAATTCTAAACTAAAATTCTTGTTATCTCTTAAAAAGTGGCCAGCCCAGCTAGGAGCCTCGTAGTGGAATTTATCAAAACCCCCTTGCTTTTCTGCCCAAAGATAGTAAAGGGTAAATTCACTTTTGATTCTAGATGCTGTCCTAAACCACGACGAAAATTCACCCAGAGTAGATTTTGTTTTTAGCAGTGAACAAACTAGCTCTGTATTAAAAAATAACGGAGTGCAAATGTTTAAAGTCTTTTCGTTGGGTTTAACATTTTGGAGATTTAGAATATTAGAATAGTCTTCCCATATAGACATAGGCATATTAAAAATGGCCGGCCTGTAGGGCAACTTGCCGTCTATGATTGGGTACATGGATGTACCCCATGCATTTGTTAAAAAATTTTGACTGTCTAATAAAAAGTAACCAACAGCTTGAATTTTTTCAGCTATCGCCAATTTGAGTATTTGTTGTGTTTCCCAACCTACTGCCCAAGGATTTTTATCACTAGGTATCCATGTATTCCAATCATTTATAAATTGATCTCTGTATAAAACTGTTACATTAAATCGATCGTATTCTTTAGATATGTGCTCAAAGTGTGCATTCCAGTGATCGAGCTTTTCCTTGGGTTCGTTTACAACAATATATAAATCTGTTTTAGCATAATCTTTGGGCAACCAAGTGTTGTAGTAAGTTTTCATACTTTCAGCCTGCAAACATAACATTGGCAGGTCTCGTATACAAGTTACAACGACTATTGGTAAATTTTTATGCATATTTTAATATAGTAGCATATATAATTATAAATAAATCACAAGGAGAAAATCAATCATGATTGGATTTTTTAAAAAACTATTTGGCAGTAAAACAGCAGAAGCAACACAACCAGAAGCAGCACCGTACAAGGTTGAAACGCCTGTGGTTGCAGAACCAGCACCGGTTGCTGAACAAGCATCACAAGCTATGGTGGAGTCAGTAGCACCTGCTAAAAAGCCTCGTGCAAAGAAACCTGCAGCAGCCAAAAAGCCACGCAAGCCAAAACAACCAAAACAATCTTAATCGAATCTTTTAAGTTTTTCTAGGTACTGATTGAATTCAATCAGTATCTTTTCTTTTTGCTTGCCGATATCGTCGGATACAGCCTGCTGATCCAACTCTTCGAGTCGCTCTCGAAGAGTTTCAATACGATGAATTAATTGTTCTCTAGATAAGTTTGAGCCTGATTGTACAGTTCCATGCTGGCGAGGTTTTTGCCCTTGCTTTCGCACATGATGTCGAATTGGTTTAGAAAATTTATTGCCCATTCGTTAGTTTTGTAATTCCAGTAAAAATCTGAATGTGCTCTTAGTTTTTGTTTTTTGTATCCAGATTCTAAGAGCAGTTTGTAATCTGGCATAGTGTTTGGGCAATGCCCAACAAGTATATCTTCTCGAGATACGGAGTAATGCATAGTAGGACGAACGCCGCGCCAACTATCAACAACCTTCTTGATTCTGTCCTCAGTAGGATCAATGTATTCTCCTTCTCTGATCCAATGATGATGTATATCAAGCACAATAGGGACAAGATCAGAAATAGTAAGGCAGTCATCTAAACCCCAAGAATTTTCTTCATTCTCGATAGTAATGCAATTACGTGCTTCAGGACTAAGTCGTTTGTAAGCACTTCTAATGCCGTCTGGGCCTTGTTTGCCTGAGATATGTACATTAATCTTAAAGTCTTGAAATTTCTTACCGTAGCCCATGTATCGAGCCATGTCGGTATGATATTCAAATTCTTCTATAGATCGTTGAACAATGCCTTCGTTAACACTAGCAAGAACAACAAACTGGCCAGGATGCATAGAAACACGGGTACCGCTTGCACGAGCACTATCACCGATAAGGCTAAAATTGCGCTCAAGATAGCTGACAACGTCAGACTTACGCCAAAAATAACTCCAGCTAGGCTCGGTATAAGCAGGAAGAATGTCGCTACTAAGGCGAACCATCCTAAGATTTTCATCAAGACCTCCTACACGGTCTACAAGATTTTTTGTAGCCGTAATGTTTCGAACCATCAGGTCCCACAAGCGTTGTTCGGCAACGTCTTTGCTTTGTTTATTTAACCAAGTTATGGTTGTTGTGCCAGTGTTATACTGACTTGCATCGGCATCTTTTTTGATGCCATCTACTTGATCGGCGTGATCGATCCATTTACACGCAAAGCCTATTTTGCCCATTACCAATGCCTTATAACGCCTGCAATTATGAAAAAGTTTGTGATAATGTATATTAACACAATTAACGTACGAATGCAAGCGATTCGGTCCGCCTCGGCGTCCGAACTGCCTGCTTTTTCGCCTAGAGCTTTAGCCCAAATGCGCCACATTTTATCCTTCGTAGATTGCTGAGTTGGCTCCATGTTCGAACACTTCAACAGATTTAACTCTCACACTTGGATTGATTGGATAACGCATATTACCATTTGCTAACAGCTCTGCCATTTTGTCATATGCCATTTTAGCAAACATTTCGCAACCTACAGCAGGTACAATGCGTAAATCGCAAACACCTTGTCTGCGATATGGTTCTACTTGCACACGCTCCGCATTGCCATCGTGTTCTGGATTTGAACTCCAGCCACTCATTTCTTTAAAACGATCCAGCATAGGGTCATCTTCTGCAATTACCAAAGTATGGTCAAACATATAGTCTGCCCACTCTTTGAATACCTTTAGTCCACCAAAGTCCATACACCAATTTTTGTCATCTAGTGTATCACATTCAAATATGAGTTTGATACCAATTGAATATCCGTGTAGTGTTGAGCAGTGACTATGTGTGGCACGCCATTGTCTAAAACAGCATGATAAGCCGCGATCGTTTCCGTAAGTTTTTGTTGAATAGAATTTTGCCATTGTTATCTCCTTTAGATTAGCAATGGCGGCAGAATTTATATTGCGGGATGACGCCTAAGGCCGCATAATGTAATTATACAGTTTTGTATTATAGAGTCAACATTATTGGCGACTAATTGTGCCAAATGGTAACCATTGTCCTGGAGCGCCGCCGTCAATACAAACCCAACCAATATAGTTGTCTACAGTTGGATTGGAATTCCAGCAGATATCTCCTTTGCTGAATGAACCGCTATTTGGCGCACTCGTACCAGTTACAAATTTTTTGTTTGCAAATTGAATATTTCCACTAACAGCAAAATCAACACCCTCTGGTGGCGTATTGATTCCTACAGTCATTTGACCGAATACTTTAACTGGTTTTCTATTGTCTTGTTTATCGCCAATAGCAATTTCGTTTCGATCTGCGTAAAATGTTTCTTGTCCTAATACTTCGAGTACAATTTTTTGATTTGATGCTAAACGACTGTTTGTGATAGTAAATTCATTTCCGTCATTAAACAAAATGTTTTTAGCATTAATAACAGAACGTGTAGCATTGATTCTTTCAAAGAAAGTTGCTTCGCCTTCTACATTTAATTCTTCTAAAGTTCCTAATTTAGAAATGTTTGATTGTGTAACAGAGCTTCCTAGTCCTTTTGATGAAAGTAATGAAACACCATTAATCATGTAACTTTGATCTTCTGCTAAGTCGATTGATTCAGTACTCCATAATCTATCTGGGCCAGCCATCATGATAAACTGACGCATATTACCAGTTCCGGTCCAAATAAGTCCTTGACCGTAGATTGCTCTATCTCTGCTGGTTTTAAATTCTAAAGGTTGATATCTGTCAATTCTGTTATCAGCAACAACAGTATCAACAGTTAGAGTTCCGTAGATTCTAACATCAGCATTTTTAGTTGATTCGTTTCCAAACACAACTTGCCCGTTACTCTTTATAGCAATTCTTGGTAAGTTATCAGTTACTAGTTCTAGATCGTGATTAGTATAAGTTCCTATTTGTGCTAGGTTGTCTCTAGGAGAACTGACTATTACTTCTACGTTGTTATCAACAACACTTAAAACGCCGTTAGGGTTGTCTGTGTTTAGACCTAAACGTCCAAAAGAACTATTGAAATGTGCAAAATCTCCAACAGTTGCATCGCCTGTAACTGTAAGTTTACGCAATGAACCTAATTCTTTTAAGTTACTTCTTGTAATTGAGCCGCCAAGACTTTCTTTGTCAATAACAGGTATATTGTCGATTCGATATGATTTATTTGCTGCAAGGTCAATATCAGCATCAGTCCATAATCTTGCACCCGAACGATATGCCAGCTGAACTGATCCTGTTGGCCATGTCCAGTGTAAACCCTTGCTGAATAGTTCTGTTTCTGATTCAACCGTCCAGTTAATATTTTCAAAAACAATATCAATTGGTGGCTGATCTTGGTCCAGCACTTTTAACGAGTTTACAGTAAGTGTACCTTCAACACTTACATCACCCTGTACTTTTTCTACAGAGAGTGTTTTAATAATGATTTTGTCGTCTTGGATCGTAAAAATTTGGCTCATAATAAAGTCTCTTGTCCTGTATTTATCTTAGACTAAGAGTATCCTACAGCCAAAAAAAAGCCCAGTTAACCTGGGCTTTAATCTTATGCTACTTTGAGTAGCACAGTTTCTTCGTTAATGCGTCCGTTCATTTTAGTGTCTGTAGCATTAATTTCGTCTAAGAATTTACGCAACTGTACTTTACCTGCAGCTTTAAATTCTTTGAGCTTTTCTTCAGGCTTACGAATAGTTTTTTGTATGCTAGTATGCTCGTTGAATCCTGTAATTGTAGTGCCTTTAACACCGAGTTCCATGTATTCGTTGGCAACATATTTGCCAAGTTTACGTGTTTTAGTGTTAAACACCCACAATTCTTTGCTACCAATAATGTCTGCTGGATTGATAGATACCAGCTTCAAAGGCTCGTCAGTCTTCTTGAACTTGAGTTTAGCAACAATTTTATCTTTAGGAACAACTTTAGCCTTACGTGGCTTACGATTAACTTTGGCTTCTTGCCCAAGCATATCACACGCACTCATAATTTCTTGATAGAATGCAATCAAATTTTTAATTTGTTTGCGACTGCGATGGCTGTAACCTTCGCGCAACTGTTCGTCGGCGTTACCACTAGCAAGTTCTTCAAGTTCTGCCAAGTCACGGCTGTAAAAACTTTTAATAATACGTGCATGGGCAGCTTTGGCTTCTTTACCTTTGAGTAAGTTCAAAACTTTAAATGCTTTAGGATCAAAATTTTCTGGATCTGTTTGAAAACTTTCAATAGCGTCTTCAATTTCTTCAGTCATTTTGTAAGCAGATTCACGTACACGATCTTGGATCGATGGGGTAAACACCGCAGGTTTTTCAACTTTGGTTTCTGCTTCTTCGTCAATGTCGTCTTTACCTTCACGAATCACTTCGTTAATGCGTTCGCGCAACCAAGCGGCTGTATCGCGCCCATTGTTAAAATCTGCACGAACAGCAGGCATACCGCGAAGCAGACAACTTGCGATTGCACCCATAGTTCCGCCACAACGATTATCTTTGGTTTTCTTAAATGATTGGATGTCGTCTTTGGTGCAACCAATACTAGTCATCCATTTGATAACAGCAGGCTTCAAATCTTTACTGCTAAATTCCAAACGGTAGTAGTCCATAGCATTACGGAATTTTTTATTAAACTCGTCAGCAGATAGACTCTCAGCATCGTCCCAAGTTGGACTATGATCTTTGGGTGCTTTGGTACGATGTGCAATCACTTGCTTTTTGGTTACACGAGTTTTGGTTGCAGCTTTAGCCAATTTATGCTCCTGGTTAATTAACAATACAAGTATTATAGCACCGAAATGTACTTATGTCAAGCTCTTGCATTCAGCATACAGCTCCGCTAATTCTGGAAATGTGTCCAAAAAATTGGTATTTCTGCGTTTATCGTGCTCATCAAAAAACAAAGCAAAATCTTTTAGATAATTGGCTTCTCGTTGCTCACCAAACAAGTATTGGATTCGCTCCAATTTAGAAACTTCCCAACCGTGGAATCCTTTACCATCACAGTAATTTGACTCCATAAATTTTATTTGTTTTGCTATTTGAGCCTTGTATTCTAACGGAAGTATTCTAACACTCATCCATTTTGGATTATCCAAATAAGGAATGTCTAAATTGATTGAACGATCCGGGTCGTAGTGTTTTAATTTCATTAACAATACATCTTTTAAAAATTCTGTGTATGAAGTAACAGAAAGAGCATTGTAAGTTGACATTATACTAAAGTTTGCTTTCGGCACTTCGCTTAAGAATCTATGACAATTGTCTAGCCATGTGTCGTAGTTCATGCCGTTTCTGATATATTCAGCTTTTGCGCCATACGCTTCGGCACTTGTAAACAACGTAAATCTTTTAACAGCATTTGTTTCTTGAATGATTTTAATCTTGTCAAGAAATTTATCAAATAGTTTGTCAGGTAAAACACAATTACTGTTAATAGCAAGTTCTAAATTAGGGTTAGGGTTTTCAATAATATAGTCAAGAACTTTAAAGGTATCTTTACTCATTAAAGGCTCACCACCTGTGATACGGAATGTATGAAGTGTTGGATAAATTTCCGGCCACCATTTCCAAAATGCTTCAACATATGGATTATGTTCCTTGATAGGAATAGGCATTTTACCTTGATGCTTAGTGTGTTCTAAATTATTGTATTGAAGTGTAGTAGGATACCCACCAAATTTTTCAATTTCTTCCATCCACTTGCTAGAAATGTGTGGACTACAATAGGCACACTTAAAGTTACAAGCATGACTAAAACTAACTTCAAGATAAGTTGGCTTTATGTTATGTTCCCAGCCTGCTTCCATCACATCAAAATAACGAGACTTGCCTGCCCATTCGTCTGTGCTTTTATAGATCCTATCACTAAAGATATCTGAATCGGTTGGCGCAGAGTCTTCAACTTGCCAGCAAAAATGACACTCTTCTGGTCTACTACCAGTCATCATCATTTTACGTTGTTCTTTTTTAAACTTTGTATTGTGTAAAGCACTAGGATCCTCTAAAATTTCTTCTAAAGGAATTTGATGTGTATTTGGATGATGGCAACTATGTGTATGTCCGTTTTGCAAATGCAAAGTGACTTGAAGCCACTTTGCAAGACACATACCAGGACCGGTTCGATCTAATATTGTTTTAGCTTTTCGAAGCCAAATGATTCTTTCATCTTTCATGTCCAAAGACTCTCGCGAATCTTGATAAGACGAATCATCATTTCTTCCTCTTCCTTAGTATATGCTTCTTCAATTTCTCGAAGTTTTTTATGTGCTTCATCGCTCATCTTTTTAAGTTCAGGGGTCTTATCGGCGCTACCAAAACTTAAACGACCACCGTTGGCCGCACGACTTGCTTCACAGTAAGCACTCCAACCACTGGCATCGTACGCATCAGGGCGATTGCGATATGTCACAGTCCACCAAGTATAAAGCTCGATAATTTCTTTGGCGGCCTTGGCTTGATAAGTTGGTTCAGCTAGATGTTTTTCACCTTCGTCAAGGAACTCTTCGTTGGTTAATGTAGTAGCCCAGCGTAGATATTCAAGCCCAGCTTCTGGGCAACGCCATGTACGCCAACGCAACCAACCTTTACGGTACCATGGAACATTGAACTTAGTCTTAGCTTCATCACTCCAAATGCAGTGATGCCACGCTTGTTCTATTTCAACAAAATCCACAAGCTCGTTGAACAAACAAGGAAGAAAGCGATTGCCAACGTCGCTCCAATTACCAGGTTTAATGTCTCGAGGATGTGCGGTAAGACGATGGCTGTGACTAACCCAGCGATTATTAATATAATAGCGTATGTCATTTAGACGATCCGGAATGTAATAAACAAATTTTTGAAGATAGTCGAGTCCTTCTTCGGCAATCCACCAACGAATAGGATGTGCGGCTTTTGCACGATCTTCCCAGTCGTTCCATTCTTCACTGGTGCCGCACTTGAGCTTTGGTGTGCCACGCAACCAATCCGCAAACGGTCCGATTGTCCAATAATGACTACGCATTTTTAATCCTTTTTATCACCAAACAACTGCAATAGACTTAAGAAAATATTGATAAAATCTAGGTACAGAGTCAATGCACCGGTCACTTCTGCGGCAGGGCTCGAATCAGTACTAACAATTTCTCGAATTTGTTGTGTATCATAAGCAGTTAGGCCCATGAAGATCACAATAGCTAACGCACTAATTACCATTTGCATAACTGTGCTACCAATAAAAATATTGATAAGACTAGCAATAACAATGGCAATCAAGCCAACAAACATAAATTTACCTAGGCTATCTAGATCCTTTTTGGTAAAGTAACCATAGAAGCTCATAGTACCAAACAATACTGCTGCGCCCATAAATGCACTAACAATACTGTGCATAGTATAAACAGCAAAGATAACAGCAAAGCTCAAGCCCATCAAAGCCGCAAAACCTGCTAGAAGTGCAATAGCAATTTCTTTTGGCGGGTTAGCGTTAAGGGCAATAGTAACTCCAAAGACTGCTAATAGCGGTGCAAAGATCACCACATAGTGCATAATACCTGTGAAGAAAAATTTCACAAGCTCGGGACTAGTTCCTACAAAGAAACTGACCATCATGCTGACTAAAGTAGCAAGTCCCATGTAGCCATAAACACGGCCCATAGCTTGATTTACTTCGCCAGCGGTGCGATAGTTAATAATACCATCGCTTGCATAGTTATGTCCAAACATAGTTTACTCCTTAGTTAAAAACTTATTTAATTCGGGCGGTGTCCAGCCCACGGGTTTTAAGACTTTACCATCTTCACGTTTACGAACTTTGCCAGTTTCTTTATCAATCTTAGCAAAGTTAGTTCGCATGACTTCTTTCCACGCACCCTCAGCATCTGCACCCATGCTGTGTAGTGCGCCAATAGTCACAACTAGTATGTCTGTTAGTGCGTCTACAATTTCTACGCTATCGCATTTGGCAATGGCTTCGTCTAGTTCTTTCTTTTCTTCTTCAATCAACTTAATGTACAAATTAAATTGATCGACACTCCAATTATCTACAACCTGATCACAAGCCCTCATAAACTTTTCTTGATCACGAAATGGATTAGTCATACATTTTTCCTTATATTGTATTGTTAATTTCCGGTTCTTTACCTTCTGTACAGGGAATCGGCCTGCCATAAAAATCTAGCATGAGCGTCCCCCAAATTCTACCGTTGTCTTCGAACTCTACAAAGATCCTTCCATAGGCACAGAATGTTCTTGTTTCAGTTACGGGCTTTGGCTCTCTGACAACATTTACAGCTAATCCAAGCAACAAGGATATGCAAACGGTCCAGACAACCAATGCCCAATGAAAAAATTTCACTTTAGTGCTTCCATAGTCTGCCGCTTGGCTTCTTCCTTAACTTCTTCTTTGTGGATTGTTTGTAATCCACGAAACATTTCTTCAACAACATGTATAATAGCGGCCTTACCGTCATCTGTCAAGTGACTGTATTCTGGACTTACACTACTTTCGTGCCAAACACGTTGATTTTTTGCTAACTCAAGCATTGCACCATACAACATATCCTTGTGCATACTGCGACGAATATCAAATCTTTTCGCCATTGTCAAACCCTCTAAAATGTAAGAAGCGCGGAAACCGTAGAGAATAACTTCCATCCTGGTTTTGTGTGATAGCGTCAGCACGGACTTCCACAATTTGACCAATAAGGGTTTCACGAGACTCCCAATAATTATCACGATCGGAATCACTAAAACCAGAACCGACGTTAACTCGAATTGACTTTCCATCATCCTCACCTTCACAAACTAAGGCACCCAATTTACCTACGTTACGACCTGTGCCTTCTTCAACAGCCGTAACAGCTAACGATACTTCAATGAACGGTTTTAGTTTAAGCCAGCTGGCAGTTCTTTTGCATTCATAAGGCGCATTAGGGTCCTTAATCATGATGCCTTCATAGCCGCCTTCTATTGCCTTTTGATTAATTTTTCTATATTGTTTGCGGCCTGCACTAGTATCGAGATCAACTTCTTCGTGATCTAAACAAGTAACATTGGGCAAGTCTGCTTGATGTTTTTCTACCCAAGCCTTGACATAGGCACTACGAGTTGTTTGATCTTTGTCCCACCGACCTTCTTGAAACTTGTCAAAAGGACATAAATCAAATAAATGCAGAACAGCATCGTCTGCAGCAACATCACTCTTGCGATGCACTTGTTTCATAAGGTCTTGAAAACTACTAGACATAACTTCGCCGTCTAACACTAGATCGTACTTAGGAGGGTCTTTCTTTACAACGGAACTGATTTGTTCTTTAATTTTCTCAAAGTTAACTAGCTCTTTACCATTGCGACTGAATTGATCCACACGGCCATCAGTATGGACGATAGTAATAACGCGAACGCCATCGAGTTTGACTTCGATAAGTTTTTTTCCAGTAACTTTGGATTCATGATTAGCACTATCATGAGCAAGCTGGCAACTAAAAACAGGAACTGCATATTGAGGCCACTTCTTTTCTACAACTTTGTTAATGGTCTTTTCGCTTGTACCACAGCGAAGATCCTTGATAAGAATACGGCGGTACCAACCATTCCATTCTGATTTAGTAGATTGCTTTATGGCTTCAGCAACGGCATCACGGGCATCGTTGCCGGTGAGGTGACGATCACGTAAACTGATAGCAAGACTAATAAAATTGTTCCAATCAAGCCCAAGGCCGTCTTCATCTTTCTTCTCCGGTATTTGTTTAAGTCCAAAAGTTATCATCGAATCCAGAGCAAGACGACAGCCTTCAAAAAATTGATTGTTGCCTGCTTCTGCTTGTGCAAGAATAATTGCTTCTTTGTTCAAACGGCTAGGATGATCTTCGAGAGAAGAAATGACAAACTGGCAAGGATCGCTCACAATGAACTCCAATAGTTAACTTGATGTAACTATTATACAGTCTATATATCAGTATGTCAAGTGATTATTAGTACGAAATGGCTTGCCTGCATAAGCGTATTCTAATTGGCGCATAATTTTTAGCTTCATTTGTCGTACTTTTGGGTGATCGTGGTTATTATTAAAAGCGGCTAGGAATCGTTGCCACATGGTTTTTCTTTTACGATTGGGTTGATTTTTATCAAGATATTCTGCGATTCCTTTTGGATCCCAACCAAACATGTCAATCATATCGCAGGCTAAGTTAAAGGCGTGTGCGCCCATCTCGTCTCTATCTCCATAATATTCCTGTTGTTTGCGATCTTTGGCGTACTGAGCTGTACTTTGATACATAGGAATTGGTTTAAAGTTACGAGCACGGAACTGTCGTGTGTGTATAATTTCATGCAACATAATATCCGAAAAAACTACACAAATTCGTTGCCAACGATATAGTGATAGTTTCATAGATTCAATGTCTGGAGGAAATGCTAGTTGAACTTCGATAAAACGACTATAGCCTTTGCGGTCATAGTCTGAATGGTACATGCCTCCTATCCAAATTTCGTTACCTTTTGCTTCTTTAAAACGTTCGCTAGTAACACGAATTGGAAGATGTTTTTTAAGATGTTTGCTAATTTTGCTAGAGATTTCGTCAATAGCTACCCGTCTGCCTACAAACTCGCTTTTAAGTTTGTAAAGCATTGAGTACAGCGTTTCGCGGTCCAGTAAAGACCAGTTGAATGCCTTGCGGGCCATAGCACACTCCTACACAGTTGTATTTATAGTGTACTACGGCTACCAATTATATACGCACTTTATGGGCGTTTTGTAACAATTTCGTCAACCAAGCCAAAATCAACAGCTTCTTGGGCACTCATAAAGTTGTCTCGTTCCATAGCTGCATAAAATTCGTCAAAAGTTTTACCCTTTGAATTATGATTAACATAAATCTGGGTAAGATTTTGCTTCATTTTTAGGATCTCTTTTACTTGGATTTCCATGTCTGTTGCTTGCCCGCCAGCACCACCGCTAGGTTGGTGAATCATGTGACGTGCATTTGGAAGCATTTTACGTTTGCCAGGAGCACCTGCTTGGGCTAGTAGACTGCCCATACTGCAAGCCTGTCCCATTACAATAGTCGCAACGTCCGGACGAATAAACTGCATAGTATCGTAGATTGCCATACCAGCGGTAACAACACCGCCAGGACTATTGATGAAAAAACTAATATCTTCATTGCCTTGACTCTCCAAAAATAAGAGCTGTGCTACGATAAGACTAGCACTATGCTCGTTAACATCCGTGTCTAGCATAACGATACGGTCTTTTAATAGACGACTATAAATGTCGTAACTGCGTTCTCCACGAGCTTCTTGCTCAATTACCATTGGTACCAAATGTGGCATTACTCTTCTCCAAAAATATAAGCGGCCATTTTGCGCTCAGTTGTAGCTTCATCTTTCATAGCGCATTCAAAACAGATATTTTCATCGTTTGGACCGTAAGGTCTGCACTCATCTACTTTTCCGCACATTTCGCAAACTTCATCAGGTTGCTGTGCAATAAATCCTCGACCGCTCATTCTTCAATACCTTCATACTCTGCAAGTTGTTTGCGGAAAACTTCTAGTTGTTCCATTAGGTTAACAAGTCCGTCGTGATTCATAGTGATAGCACTATATCCCATTTTGAATTCTAGTCGATTCTCGCTAGTCATACCTAGTGTGTAATAAGTTACAGCAGGCTTTTTAGGTTCGGGTGGAAGATAACCACCACCATCACCTCCGCCGTACTCTGTAGTTTCCTTTTGTTCAGGAAATGGAATTACATTACTGGGTTTCTTTTTAATCCAATTTAACATTTTTCTATCCCATTCTACATCCATGTTAAGCCAACGTCCAACAGGTGGACACCAAAAAGGCATTGCTAATACTATAAGCCACACTAGTTGAATAAGCTCTGGTCTAATGTCTTTGTAGTATAACGCAACAGGCAAGCCAATACCTAGATAAATGGCGCCTGTCCAAAACATCCAGTAGCCGCCTGTGCGTTCAAATAACTTCATGTTACTTGCCAATCACCACTTGACCTTTAAAGTCGTAGGGCACAACAACAGTATTGACTTTACCGTTCTTGATACCTTCGGCAATGTCTGCCTGTGCCTTAGCCTGCATGTATGCAATACTTTGGGCACCTTGGTTGGCTAGAGCTTGCATACGACGAGCTTCTGCTTCGGCAGTCTTTACTTCAACTTCTTTCTGCTTGAACTCGTTCTTGGCACGAACAAGAGCATTAGCAGATTCAACAACAGAGTCTGCTGGCACAATGTTACGAATTAACACTTGGCTAACAGTAATAGCACCGTCCAATTTCTCATCTACTAGAGTCTTTTGGATTTGTTCGCGAATAGCCTGCTCCATCGGCTGACGATTATCAGCCATATCCAATGCTTCGTACTTTCGTGCTTCTTTATAGATAGCATTACGAGCGGCATTGTAAATGTAATTAAACATCAAATATGTGTCGCCGTCGTGCTTGATGTGGAAGGCTTTTGACTTGCTATTGTAAAGTTCAGCAACTTGGCTTTGGTTCAAGTTATAGATAACAATAGCATCAAAGTCTTTCATGGTGCTGTTATCTTTGGCAATAGGAGTCATGTCGTCAAGTTTGACGTTAACATCTTTGACTGGGAATGTAAGAACATCACCAATAATAACTTGGTTAAAACTACCGGGTAGTAGCTCTTCATTTTTAACTTGCTTGTCAAAGCCAACCCGCAAGCCAACTTCACCAGTTTCGATACGAGTACAGCCTGTAGCAAGAACTGCGGCGGCAATAAGACCAAGGGTTGCGATACGTTTCATGTTTGTGTGTCCTTAAAATAAAATAACGATTGTTGTCATCACTGCTACTGCTAACAGTGAAACAATTATACTATAGCCAAGTGTCTTTGTCAAAGACCATTTTTCCTTTCCACTTAATGCTCGCCAGCTGACAATACTAAAATGGATTAGAACCGCAAAGACTATGAATACTAACCAAAGTCTAATCATGGATTTTCCTTTTTTACTTCTTCTTTTTTACGTTCTATAGGAGGAGGAAAGTATGGCTCTATTACATAGTGGTTGGCACTCCACCAACCAAATGCTGTAACAAAGCCATAAAAGAATATCTCAAGGACCATTATTGATCCAATTCTTTAAATGCCTCCGGAGCACGTTTGATAGCCATTTCTTGAAGTTTGTGCTGTTCTTTAGCACGTTTCAAGATGTTAGCATCGCCTGTAGGGAGAGCTACTAGAACATAGGTACGGAACCATTTACCTTCCGGTACTCGTTTAATTTCTTTAAGTTCAACGCCAGTAAGGTCAACTTTGTCGCAAGAGCTACGACTTACCATTTCATTAATGCTAGTGGCAGAGTTTTCGCCTTCTGAACGATAGACCTTGTTACGCATACTCATTGTACCGCCAGCAGTCATACAGATTTTTCTGTAGGCATCGTCTTTAGCCAGCAAGTCTGCATAACTAAAGTCTGTGCTACGGCCTGTGCCTGCTTCATATACGGCACTGGTGCTGGACGGAACTTCATACATCCACTTTGGAGCCTTATCAATAGCACGTTCAACCAATTTTTCTTGGCGTTCACGTTCCATGTCAGCTCGTTTGCCGTAAGGATCAGTTGTACCGCAAGCAGCCAATACAGCAACAATCGGCAATAAGGTAAGTATTTTTTTCATTATTTTCCACTCATCTTTTCTTTAGTCCATTCAGCGGACGATTTGATATCCTGACCAACACCTGCTACTGTAGAGCAAGCGGTCAGGGCCAGTGCTACCATTAATGCAAATACTACTTTCATTTTGCCATCTCCTGACTCTGTGTTTTAACTGTGTCTACACCTTTGTCTAGCATACGAGCAATGCCGGAAAACCCAACAGTAGCTAGTACCAATCCAAAGATAGTGCCTGCGATAAATGCCTTCATAAAGTTTGCCTCAATATGTTGTTAAACATGAGTATATTATATGTGAACTCAAGTCAAATGTCAAGTCACCATTTGTCCACAACTGTCCAAAGTTCATCATTTTTGCATATGACTCCTTTGGAAAACTGTAAACGTCCATTGTTATAGCGTTCACTAAAGTATCGACATTTGGTTCCTTTGAACATAAAGTAACCTTTTTTGGCTACAGTACCAAATTCTGTTTCCAAACCTTCGTCACCAATTCTCAAAGGACGATTTCGTTGTGCGCTTTCGCTACACACTAACATAGTTTCGGACTGGTACTTGCCGCCTAGTCGCATGTTCAATTCACTCAAACCATATTCAATGGCTTTTTGGCAACTAATCTCTGGATCTCCGTAGTCTTCGTGTGTCCAATTTACATTATGTTTTTCACCGTCGATTATAATGCTAAACTTAACTTGACACTTTTGGTTACTTTTGATTTTAACCAAATCGTCAATATTGCCCATTTTGCGATCAGCAGTAACTTTACTAACCTGACGCACTTGGCAGTCTTCAGCTAGTACTGTTTGACTAATCAATGCCAAAAGAATGAGAAGTTTTTTCATTGTTCGCAATTATAAACAAACCACCACATGTGTTCTTTGAGCAAGGCATTATATTGCCTGTCTATGGCAGATAATTGATCAGGGTCTTCGTTGAAGTTTTTTATTTGCTGAATTCGTTTAAGCTCTTTAAACTGCTCATTCTTTTGTTTGCAAGAAAGTTGCCAGTTTAAAAGTTGTTCGTAAGTGGGCACAGGTGCGCTGTTACTGCACCCTGCCACTGTTGCAATCAACAAAGTGATTAAAAGTCTCATTGAGCTTTGTCATTGAGTTCTACGTTAGACAACGCTGCAATAGTTTGGAATTTATCCCAAGCCATTTTTGCAGCAGGATTATTTTCTAGCTCGTCGTTCGGCAATACTGCTTCTAGCCAAATATAAGGCATACGTCGAGGATGGGCACCAAACTGGCGAGGTTGGTGGAATTTACCTTGTTCCCAAAGTTCAATACTGACACTACGGAAACGGTCTTCGTCTTCGTCTTTGTATTTGCCCCATTCAGGAAGACTGCCGCTGAACAATCCACGCATAGAGTGGGTATCGTTGCCACCGCCGTATCCTTGCCAAATACTCTGCCACTGTTTGTCATCTCGTGGGTCAAAATCGGTTCTGGCTATAATAATCAAAACATCATCGATGTCAACTACGCCTTCGACAATATCTCGAACGCAACGGCTGTAACTAAGACCAATTTTCACTTTATTTCCAATCTTACTTGTTTAATTGAATCCCATCGGAAACTCTTCCAATGTTTGTTTTCCAAATCATACACAGGGCAAACATCTTCATTTACCTTGCGTATGATTTGGAAAACAAACAT